GCCGAGAATGGAATGGCGTGTATGAATGTCCGACAAGATGACGGGTCAAATGCTGACATAACCGAAGTTATTTTCACACGTGGTGGCATACGCTATCCCCTTGGCTATGATATTGTATCTGTCCAGCGTGATTATCCAACAAGCACGAGTGGAGATGGACAACTATTAAGAAACTATTTGAACGCTTTGAGCCCGTTTTCAAAACTAGACAGAACCACCATGAATGCTTTGAACGCCACTAATTTAGAAAGTTTGAACACATCACATGAATCCACTCAACCTCCGAATGTGTATGGCGTGGGTGTGGCTTATGATACGATCTCAGGGCAAGGTGTTGATTTTAGCTCTGAACCATTTTCTATGGTCATCAAATCAACTCTCAATACATCGAACCCTACCTCGGCATTCATCTTTGCTCACAATAAAGCAAGTATAATAATGAATAATCAGGGAATACAGGTGCTAGAATAATGTTTTAAAAAGTTAATAGAATAAAATTTTATTATGTATATAAATATATATATATAATAATGTCTTTAGCAAAGCCCGATATTTTACAAAACGTTGGTGAAATGGCAACTAATCAAAGCACTGGTGTTACGACCTCAATATTAGATCCAGTTGTTAGCAACTCGTCCATGTGTAGGTTTGTATTAGAAAACAAGGGAAGACTCCACGGCAACAGCAAAATTACATTAGGCGTGATAGCACCTGCCAACAAAGCGTTTTTTCCAGTCAATCTAGGTGTTCATAGTCTCATATCACGAGTAGTATTAAAATTTGGAGCAAAAGAAATCTCGTCAGTATCTGACTTCAACCATTTTATGGCTTACAGAAATTGTTTTACCCCAAACGAAGAAAACTTTGAGCGGAACTCTATTACAAACGGCACACTAGTTGATTATAGAATTGCTGAAAGTGCTAACAAAGGTTTCACAGGTGATATAGGCTTTAACACAGGAAAATACATTGATTCAAACGGTGCATCAATTCAAACCTATAATGATTTAAGACAGTCTCCAACATACCAGATCAGGTTAGTGGATATGTTCCCCTTCTTAGGTCAGATTCAGTTGCCGTTGTATTTAATGAAAGAGCAAGTAAGCATTGAGATGTTCTTTGAGACCAATGCCAAAAAACGCTATTGTATTCCAAGCGGCGGAACAGACCCTGGCTCTGTAGCCATCGACCCTGAGCAGACCAAACTCGTAGCTGACTACATTTATTACCCCCAGCCCGTCATGGACAATTACGAAAATCAGATTAAGGAAAAGGGGCTAACTATTCCATTCTTAGAGTATGCCTTAATTACTACCTCGGTGTCTCAGGCTGGCGGCAACGTCAATATGATACGTAATGTTGGTGGAGCGAATCGCATCGTTTCAAAAATCATCGTTATGAATTCCCAAACAAGTTTCACGAATACCTCACTCTATAATGAGTTCGGCTCGAAATGCGGGGATACTTTCTCACTTAATTTTAAATACAATGACAAACTGTTATACCCTCGCTCTCTCACAAATTTCGCACACGCTTTCAACCAAGTCCATAACGCGGAGGGCGTGCCTATGTTTGTTACGGGAGCTGAATATTCGGTCAAGAATAAAGACTTTTTGTCATCCACTCAGTTTGAAGGACTCGCACTCAACGCTACAGACTCAAAGATTCCGAGAACCTACTTCGCCGCAAAGTTAGATGGCAGTCGTGTTAATTCCACTGGTATTGAGGTTCATATGGCAATGACAGGACAGGGGGCGAATCTAACCAACCGAGTGTATTTGGAACAAGCGTGTATATTATCTCTTAAAAATGGAATCGTAACTAAAGCGTATAGCTAATTGTTCTGATATTTATCTATTTATTGAAATTATCAGACGACACACTAACGATAAAATTAAATGGTTTATTGCTTTATGGTGTTTACTGAGTGGGGGAATTTGTAGTATTTCTTTAATATATACAACAAATTCCCCCATATTTAATATTTCAGACATTAACAATAAATTATCTTTGTCATGCCAGCTAAACTCATAGAACAAGTTAAAATTATAATATATTTATAGTATATATATATTATGAGCACAGACACATTCCTTATTGAATGTAGCCATAACAACGCAATCATTAAAGACCCAAGTAATAACACATACTACACGAACCAAGTCGGAGACGGTATAAGACTCAATGTTGGCGACAAAGTAAGTGTCCATTCTGCTTATATTCATGAGATCGGTTCTGGGTCAGAGTCTATAGAGTTTGATGGCGAAACAGTTGGGGAGCAATCTGTAAGCTACACTAATACAATAAAAAATAATATAATTCCATCTACTCAAGATGCGTTCGTTGAAACATTAGGTATATCTGGTTCAAAAACATTTACAGTTATAACAACCGCACCATTGTATTATGCCTCACAGATATATACATTAGATGACACAGGAGATGGGAATGGTAATAGCATTGATAAAGCGGATGGAGTTATTATACTAAATACAAGTGTAAATGTTGTAGATGGTCATTACTCCCAAACGATCGAGATTAATAAGAATTTAAACAAAAATATTGATGTTGGCGTCATTTGCTACATCGTGAATAGTTGGCTCGCCACAAACCCAGATCAATATGTTGTCGCCACAAATTCAAGCTACTCATATACGATGAAAGATAACTTAATAAATATTTCGTATTCATACTATAAGAACGCTGATGCTAAAAATTGTATGATTTTACCAAGATTATATTTTGCTAACCAACCATTCCCAAATGATGAGTTCGATCGCTACAAAGAGCCAGGAGACGATCTAGATGATGGGGTCCCTGTGAATTTCGGGGATTTTTCAAACAACCCTCAGGATGATGACACATACTTACATTTATACAGAAGAACCCATGACAACGCAAGGTATAAAATATTTGAGATGACTCACACCGTCCCGTCTGTTTTAGCCACCCGCAATCCATTACTTGAACCAAACCCAGTATATCTAGCAGTTGCTAACCAGTTGGATACCGAGCGAGACATAGCACTTCGTGATTATATCCCATACCAAGATAAAGTTGAATTCTCAATACCATCTGGATATAATACCCCTTCAAATATTGCGGAAGATCTAACATCTCAACTACACAAAGCACCATCATTACAAACGAAGACAAAGACAATACCAAACAAAGCACAAGACGGCACAACATTAGATGTTGATTTGTCCGTGGTGATCCCATCCCCAACCCTCAAACAGTTCCAATGTGCTTGCGTCTCTACTTATAATAGCACAGCACACAATTCAAATATTAATGATGATGTCATAAACAATACAACCTTTTATTCAAGTAAGGAATATTTACAAGCTTATAAACACATAGGAGTGTATGACCCAGAACTGTTTATGGCTGGACGCAAATTGGAACGCGAAGGCTACCTCATAAGAAAGACCATCGAGACGGCAGACCGAGACACGGCTGAGATTATTATTAATATGGAATATACTAAAGATAACTTATTACTATGGAAAGCAATTTTTGATGCTCAAGCAAAGAGAAATGATTTGATATTCGGAACGAACATAACCACTACTAATTGTAGGTTTATTCATATGAATCCAGATAACATGCTCCAAGGTGTTAGCGGTGGGCTGACGGACGCGAACAGTTTCTTGTGGAACAGGCTTGGAGATGATGGACTCAGAGTGAATCCATCTTACGGGAACGCATCCTCAATTTGGCATAACAAAACAGGACAATCTGCTAGGCAATACATAAACTATGGATATGGTAGCACGAGCACATTCTTAGATGCTTCAGATTCAAACCTTGATGATAATAATTTATGTTATGGCTTTGCGAAAAGCACCACAGTGGATGAACTTGATTACGTTGAGGCTAATGGAACAATGATAACAAAACCAATTAATTATATTACATTTCTAACCAATCATGTTGGAGGAATCCAAAGCAAAATAAAATTACCTATACAATGTGGAGTGCTTCCACCTACAAAACCAGGAAGCAATGGCACTTCAATTGATGTGAATATCACCAACTTCAAAACTCATCATGCGTATGTCCCAGTTGGCACATACCCAGCCACAAGCCAATTAAGGTTCTGCGGATGGGACTGGCACTTTAGTGCTTACGGAAATGATGCCACAATCCTTTGGTCGGGCTATGTAGCGGATGGTCCTGTAAGACAGTTCAAAGAAAGCGATGGCACAATAAAGCAAACCGCAGATTATAAAAACATAATCACAACAAAGATAGGACAGAACGGACAAGTAGTGAATCCTTTGACGGATGCTACAACATTCCAGACGTATGCCTTTATTGATTGGATTACATTAGGAGCAGATGACCCATTGATTAACTTCTCACCGACAGGATCACGATTCACAATATCACAACTACACACATGCCCAAGACAAGGCAACTTGCCATTAGCAGGTCGCGATTCAATAACAGACCCAGCTCAAAACTTTCCAGATAACTCAAGTAGCCACAACCCAGTGTATCATATTAACCCCCTAATTAATCGTGGTAATACAGGAGCAGGGATGTTCAGTTATAATCCAGAAGTTAGACAATTACCCATCTATGATAACGGTTATGCG